GATTGACTACTTTTTAGTTAATGACATAGTACAATCTTTCTTTAGTATTGATATGCTTACTACAAAAGTTTTGTCTTTAACACTTGTTTCTATAGAAGTAATTTCTATAAACGAAAATTACAAAGCAGTAAAAGGAATTGACTTGTGGGCTTCACTTAAGAACTTGTTTAGTCGTGCTAAAGAAGTAACGCAAGACTTTAAGAATATAAATGAGAAAAATAAATAAAATCATATTACATTGTTCAGCTACGCCAGAAGGTCGTGAACACAATGTAGAAGATATAAGAAGGTGGCACTTAAGACGTGGCTTTTCAGATATTGGTTATCATTACCTTATACACCTTGACGGCACAATAGAAGTAGGCAGACCAATAGAAAAACGTGGTGCGCACACGGCAAATTTTAATAAAGGCAGTATTGGTATTTGTTACGTTGGAGGTATGGACAAAGAAATGAAGAAAGCTAAAGACACAAGAACACCACAACAAAAAGACGCACTAATAAAATTAATGCACGAACTTATATACAAGTACAACAAGGATATGACTATTCACGGACACAATGAATTTGCAAATAAAGCCTGTCCAAGTTTCAATGTAAAAGTAGAATATGCGAATTTGTAGTTTATTTTTGATTTTAACGCTTTTTTCTTGTTCAGCTAACTATCACTATAGAAAGGCACTTAAAAAAGGCTTAGAAGTCGTTAAAACAAGCGACACGATAAGAATTACAACTATTGATTCAGTGCCAGTAATAAAACACGACACAATAGTCTACGAACACTTCTACACACAAAAAGACACAATAGTATTTTATAAGAACGTAGAAATACCAAAAACAAGGTTAGAAACACGAATAGAGTACAAGCTAAAACGTGACACTATAAGAATGATAACACGCGTTGAGGTACAAAAAGCTAAAGCTGACGCAAAGACGAATAGAAAACCAAACTATTGGTTGTTACTTATAGTTATTTGTGTATTAGGCTTTTTTATGTTTGTAGCTGGTAAAGTAGTTAATAAGTATTTATGAAAGTAATAAGACACGGCAACAATGTACACGAATTACAAATAGAAGGCAAAGAATGTAAAATTGCTATGTTAAGTGATTTACACTGGGACAATCCAAAGTGTGACCGTGACTTATTAAAAAAACACCTTGACTATTGCAAAGAAGAAAACATACCTGTAATGGTAAATGGTGACTTCTTTTGTTTAATGCAAGGTCGTGGCGACAATAGGCGTAACAAGTCAGACATAAGACCAGAACACAACAATGCAAAATATTTAGATTCAGTAGTAACTACTGCGGTAGAATGGTTTGAACCTTATGCCGATATTTTAACGGTTATTGGTTACGGCAACCACGAAACAGGAATTATTAAATGGCAAGAAACAGACATACTTCAAAGGTTTGTTGATTTATTAAACCTAAAATGTAATTCAAACGTTCAGACAGGTGGTTATGGTGGTTGGTTAATTATTAAATTAATGGACAATACTAAAATATTTAGTACACGAATAAAATATTTTCACGGTTCTGGTGGCGGTGGTGTAGTTACAAAAGGTGCTTTAAACTTAACACGAGCTTTAGAGGTTTATGAAGGTTGTGACGTTTATACAATGGGACATATACACGAAAATTCTTCACGAAATGACGTTAGAGACACATTAAACCATAACGCGTACAAAGGTTATTATGTAAGCCACAAGCCTATTCATTTAATGATAACAGGAACATACAAAGAAGAATACCAAGAAGGCGCAAAAGGTTGGCATGTAGAACGAGGCGCACCAATAAAGCCAACTGGAGGTAGGTTCTTAACCATAAAAACGGAACGCGACAGGTCAAATAAAGATGACATTGTACGTAAATACATAGATTCACACCGAATATTCTAAATAAACAACTTACTAACACACAGGTGTTTATAAAATAATTGTAACTTTTTTTGTTAATAAGTGTAATATATTGTTAAGAAATGTATATATTTGTATAAACAAAAAACAATATTATGACACGTTTAGAAAAATTAGAAACACTTGTTAAGATTGAAGAAGGCATACAATCTTTTCAAGACAGAATTTACTTATGCCAAGAAACAATAGAAACTGCTGGCAGTTGGTTTCGTGAAATACGCGACATAAACACGGACAAAATACACACTTATATGATGTGTATTAAACGACTGAATGAAAGGTTTAATAAAATAGTAGTTACACTTTAAAAATTAGTTATGAAAGAAGCAAAGAAAGAATTAATTAAATGTATAATCTTTATATGGGGTGCGTTCGTAATGTACTACGTATTAGTAAATTTATTTGTATGAGTTACGAAATAGAAATAGAATACTACGACCAAGACGGTTGTATATTTTACATAGGTGAAACACCTTACGAAGTTGAACTTTATATAGAAACACGAATTATTGACGAACCAGATAGCTACAATAGTTTTACTGACACAATAAAGTACGTACAACTTGAAGAAAGGTATTATAGAGTAGACCAAACAACTTTACGTTGTGACGGCATTAACTACTATGACGAAGAAGATATTTGCAAACAATTAGAAGAAATGTTAAATGGATAAATTGAGACTTGAATGGTGGGATAATTTCAATGATGAATTGTACTGCAATTATTTAATACAAAAAGACGAATTAATGAATACCTATAGAATACTATACAAGACGTATAAAGGCAATAATACTGATGCTCCTGTAGTGCAAGCAGTAAAGTATGTAAAAGCTTATGACAAGACAGAAGCACGAAAGTTGTTTAACCTGTGGCAAGGTTTAATAATTAGCATTGACAAAGTATGAAAAAGATAATTGAATATATTTACGCACTTTTAATAACTTGGATATATGGAAGACTTGATTAAGAACGTAGAATACTTCATACGAAAAGACGAACTAAAAAAGAAGTGTAGAAAACGTAAGTACATACACAAAAGAATATTCTTTTTTCATACGTTAAGAAACGCTGGTTTAACATACCAACGTATTGCAGAAATGTTTGAATTAAACCACGCAACAGTAATACACGGCATAACAACCTATAAGAACTTAAAACGAACAAAAGACGAATTATTACTTTTGGACATAGCAGACTATGACGGTAAGTTCAAGTTTTACAAAAAAACGTATGATTTAAAAAAAGACATTCTAAAAGCCACTACAATACGTGATTTAGATATAATAAAAAGTAGAACAAGTAATAACCTTTATAAAGAATTAATATGAAAGAACTAATAAAAGAAGAAAGAGAACTTTTAACACAACAAGAAACAATAATAGAAAAAGGCTTAAGCACTTTTGTAGAAGTAGGTAAGGCACTTACTATTATTAGAGATAATAAACTTTATCGCGAAGAATATGAAACATTTGAAAAATATTGTCAAGAAAAATATGGTATACAAAAATCACATAGTTATAGATTGATAGAAACTGCAAACATAATGACTAATTTGTCCCCCATTGGGGGACGTTTACCAGCTACAGAACGTCACGTAAGACCTTTAAAAGGTTTAGAGCCTGAAGTACAAAATGCAGTTTGGCAAGAAACGGTACAAAAACACGGTGATAAAATAACTGCAAAGAAAGTTCAAGAAGTTGCTAATGAATGGAAAGAAACAAGTCAAGAAATTAAACAACAAAAAAACGAAGGAGTATTTGTTGCAGCTACAGAAAAAGACATTCTGCAAAAGGCAAAAGAAATAAAAGCAAAAAAAGCTGAAGAATACAAACAAAAGATTGTAGATAGAATAGAAAACAAAGTAAGCGAAACAAAAATAAGTAAAGAAGAAAAAGAACTTATTGAAAAGCTTTCGAATGGCGAAACTGTTGTAATCAATATAAACAAACATTTTCACGTATTAAAAGAAGCAAAAGAAAGAGGTTTGTATTATCAAATAGACCGTTATAGTGCTTTTGGTAATCCGTTTTTTTTAGATACTGACGGAGATAGAAATCAAGTTTGTGACGGTTATATAGAATACTTTAAACACAAAAGAAGCCTACACGAAAAAGTAAAAGAATTAAAAGGCAAAGCGTTAGGTTGTCATTGTGCGCCTTTACGTTGTCACGGTGACCACTTAAAAAGTTTAGCTGATGAGAATTAATTTTTTACAAGTGGCTATAGCACAATGGGAACATAACAACAAGTTAAAGTCTAAACTACATTGCACAATTGGTTTAAATATGGATACAGGAGAACTTGTCCGAATGTATCCAGTAGAAAGATTTAAAATGCGCAAACACGAAGTTTGGAATGTAGAAGTTGAGCCAATGACTTGTAGACGTGAAAGAAGCTATAAACCTTTAAGAATGTTTATGACAAAAAAGCTTGACGGAAAAGAAACAACGCAAATGTTAAACAATATACCTTTAACAAATATTGACACTTTAAACAAAGAAAAGCTTTCAATGGGTGTTATAGATATTACTAATAAAAACATTAGTGTAATTACAAATGAAAACTATGTTAATGATAGTCAATACGACCTGTTTGAAAACACCGAACATAGTAAACAAAATAGTCTTGCTGGTAAAAGCTATAGCAACGAATTAAAGAAAGATATTAGAATAAAGTTTCCGTGCAAAAACACGAAACAAGGTTATAGAGATTTAAGTTATAATGAACATCACTTCTTTGTAGGTTTAGAGAAAAATGATAGTGTTCCACCTTACTACAATTCTAACTTATATAATAGAATGATTGTAGGCAATTTAAGGAATCACAGAAGTACGTTCATAGGTTTATGTATGTTTAAAGGTTTATAGTATGACGGCAAAAGAAAGAACAGGTATGCGAGACATAAAGTTCAGCAATTGGATTCGTGAAAAGCTTCCAGATAGTAATACAGGTTATTCAGTTAGTGACTTGGATTTTATGTTATGGAATTGGAAAACTAAAAAAGTAATGTTACTTGAAATAAAGTGCCGAATGGTAGAACCTAAACCAAACCAATACATTATGATAAAAAACATTCATAATTGGATAAAAAAAGGAATTGATCAAGAATGGACTTATTTAGGTTTTAACTTGGTGATGTTTGAAGGTGACACTTTTGACAATGGAAAAGTTTATTTAAACAGAAACGAAATTTCTGAAAAAAATTTAATTCAGTTTTTAAGTTTTTAATTATATTTGTATGTCGCTGGGACAATCAAAAACATTCTTTCTAACGTGACGTGAGTAGGCTATCCCAGCAGCCGAAAGCGTTACGTTTTTTTATTTATAGAATATGGCAGAAAACAAAAAATCATTTATAGCTTATGCAGACTGGAAAGAAACCTTTGACGCGTTAGATAACGAAAAAGCTGGCGAACTAATAAAACACATATTTGCTTATGTGAATGACGAAAACCCAATAAGTGAAGATATGTTAATCAATGCAGTATTTGCAAACATTAAACACACCTTAAAACGCGACTTGAAGAAGTGGGAGAAACAACACGAACAACGTAAAAAGGCTGGCAAGAAAAGTGCTGAAGTTCGTCAACGAAATTCAACGGTCGTTAACGGTCGTTCGGTTTCGTCAACTGATAGTGTAAGTGTAAGTGTTAATGTAAATGATACATATAGAAGCTTCGCACATTTGTCTTTAAGTGTAGAAGAATTTAAAAAGTTAGAAGTTGACTATGAAAAGAAAACTATTGATTCGTGTTTAGATAGTATTGAAAATTTCAAGAATAACAAAAAATACAAATCGTTATATTTGACTTGTAAGAATTGGTTAAAGAAAGAACAAACAAAACACGAATTAGAAACGAATAAAGGATTTAAAGCACCGTGGAATTAAAAGGATATAAGATAACAGAAGCAAGTGACGTAATTGATAAGATTTATAAACACCGTGACAACTATAACGAAAAAGGTAAGTATTTAGGTTGGCGATCATTAGACGAATTTTATAGTATGCAATTAGGCAACTGCACCGACTGGACAGGTTTTCCAATGTCAGGTAAAACACAGGTGCTTATGGAGTTACTACTAAACACAAGTAAGTTTTATGGTTGGAAGCACTTGGTATATTTTCCAGACGTAGGTAACAACGTAGAAATATTAGCCGACCTTATACACAAACTAACAGGTAAAAGTTTCAATCCGTTAGAACATAATGTAATTAAAGACCGTGAAATAACAAGTAGTATTGATTGGGTTTTAGAACACTTTAAAATACTAACCAAGTATGACGTAAAGGCGAAAATGACGCCTTTCGATTTTTACGATTATGCAGTAGAACTTAAACAAAAACACGGACTACACACGGCAAGTATTGATAGTTGGAAAGATATGTCGCACCCATATCACGAATATGGTGGCTATGCACAATATTTAGAAGTAGTATTACCTTATAGAAACCAAATAGCTGAAGACAACGACTTACACCTTCATACAATTATACACCCAAAACTGACCGAAAAAATAAATGGCAAAAGAAGTATACCGTCACCATATGATTTAAAAGGTGGTAGTGAATGGTTTAATAGTGGCAAGTGTATGATTACGGTACACCGTGACGACTTAAGCCACAACCAAGCTATAATTAATTTTAACAAGATTAAACCACGTTCGGTAGGTAATATAGGTCAATTGTTATTGTGGTTTGATAAAGAAAAGTTTTTATATTACGACCAAGACAATCCAGAACCGAATGTTTATAACAAGCTTTATGCACAACAAAAACACGAATAAATGAACACTTTAGATATACTAAAAGCAAAAGTAAACCTACAAACAACTATTATTAAATTTACTAATAGTATTGAAGAACTACAAAGTAAACACCCAGAAAGAATAGACTTAATAGATTCGATGCTTGAAAGTTTAGAAGATGTTAGTCAATTTCAATCCGTTTTTATGCAGTTTGAAGATGAATATTTGTTAGAGTGCAAAGCTAACCTACGGTTACAAATGGTTATAGCTGACCTTAAACAAGAAGTTTTGATGTTAAAAGAAGAAATAAAAGACTTAAAGACGGAATTGTGAAAGTAACTGATAAAATAACAATCACGAATGAAGATAATATGGCTTTAATGTCAAGGTATGAAGATAACTACTTTGACTTGGCAATAGTAGACCCGCCTTATGGTATAAATGCTTCCGAAATGACTATGGGTAGTGGTAAGAATAAAAAATATAAAAAAGGTAAAAAATGGGATAATGAAACACCAAGTAAAGAATATTTTAAAGAATTATTTAGAATTAGTAAACATCAAATTATTTGGGGTGGTAATTATTTTACTGACAAATTAAAACCAAGTAGATGTTATATATTTTGGGACAAAGGTATATATGGTGACTGCGATTTTGCAGACGGAGAATTAGCTTGGTGTAGTTTTGATAAGGTTTTAAGAATAGCAAAAATAAGGTATAAAGGTTTTTTAGGTGCTGATAAAGTAAGAATACATAATACACAAAAACCTATAAAACTTTATGAATGGCTTTTAATGAACTACGCAAAAGAAAATGACAAAATACTTGACACTCATTTAGGTAGTGGTAGTATTGCTTTGGCTTGTCATAATTTAGGTTATGAATTAACTGCTTGTGAATTAGACCAAGAATATTACGAGGCGTCAATAAAACGAATTAAAGACCATATTTCACAACAAAGATTATTTTAAATGCCACGTTGTAAAAACTGCAAAGAAAAGTTTGAAGCTAAACACTTTAATCAAAAGTATTGCTTTAAAAGTGAATGCGTACAGGTATGGGTAGAAACGGCAAAAGTAAAGAACTGGCAGAAAGAAAAGAAACGATTAAAAGACGAATTAGAAACCGTTCAAAGTCTTACTAAAAAAGCACAAAGATACTTCAACGCATATATAAGAGAGCGTGACAAGAACAAACTATGTGTAAGCTGCGACAAACCTTTAGGCTCAAAGTATGACGCTGGACACTATTTTAGTACAAGCCACAAGAACGTAACTTTTAATGAAAATAACGTACACGGTCAATGTGTTGCCTGTAACCAACATAAACACGGAAACCTACTTAACTATCAAATAGGTATAGAAAAACGAATAGGTGCAGACAACCTAATAAAACTACACGAAGAAGCACACAAAGTAAGAAAGTATACACGCGAAGAATTAAACGAAATAATCGAAAAGTATAAACAAAAAAAGAAAGAATTAAATAAATAATCACTATATTTGTATAAACAATAAAATAAATACGTTATGAAAGACACACTAATTGCAAGACTGGCGAAAATCCAGCAAGAACTAAAAGCACCTAAAAACCAATTCAACAAGTTTGGCAACTACAAGTACAGAAGTTGCGAAGATATACTTGAAGCGGTAAAACCATTACTTAACGGCTTGGCACTTAACTTAACTGATGAAGTAAAAGAAGCAGCTGGATATATGTATGTAGAAGCAACTGCGGTAATAACTGACGGCAACAAAATGCAAGCCGTAAAAGCACAAGCTGGTATTGATCCAACGCGTAAAGGTATGGACATAGCACAAAGCTTTGGTAGTAGTTCAAGTTATGCACGTAAGTATGCGTTGAATGGTTTGTTCTTAATTGATGATACTAAAGACGCAGACGCAACTAATACACACGGCAAGGACAAAAACACGAAGAAAACTTTGACTAAACAAAGATTTGAAAGCGCACTTAAAGCCGTACAAGAAGGCACTTACACCAAACAACAACTTGTAAGCCAATATGAACTAACTGAATTACAAACTAAAGCTTTAGAGTTATGTTGAAGATTCGTTGTTCGGCAATAGGCAAAATAATGACTAATAGTCGAAGCAAGTCCGAAGTATTAAGTAAGACTTGTAAAAGCTATCTTCAGGAGTTAGCTATAGAAGAAATGTACGGCATAAAGAAAGAATTTTCAAGCCGTTACACTGACAAAGGTGTTGAGGTCGAAAGAACTTCTATAGACCTTGTTCAAGACAATTGTGACTTTGGTTTTATGTACAAGAACGAAGAACACTTTGAGAATGACTTTCTTACAGGTACGCCAGACGTAAACACGGACAATATACTTTTAGACGTGAAGTCAAGTTATGACGCAACTACTTTTCCGTGGTTCGAAGAAGAAATACCAAATAAAGATTACTTCTACCAACTACAAGGCTATATGGCTTTGACAAAAAAACGAAAGTCTATACTTGCATATTGTTTAGTAAACACACCTTTTCAAATAGTAGAAGACGAAGTAAGGCGTGCGCATTGGAAGGAACACCTAATAGACGAAAACGAAGAACTACGAGCAGACGTAGAAGCAAGACACAACTTTGACCATATACCACCAGAAAAACGAATAAAAACTTTTGAAGTAAGGTATGACAAAGACGTAATAAAAGCTATCTACGAAAGAATAGAAGAGTGCAGAAAATATTACGAAACACTTATACAATGAAAACACGAAAGAACAAAGTAATAATAGTCAGAGTAACAGACGAAGAAAAAGAAATATTAAAACTAAAAGCAAGGCGCACACGAAAGACGTTAAGCGCATATATATTAAGTAAAACAATAGATTATGGAACAGAAGAATAACACAGGTGCAATCTT